AAGTTCTCTTCGACGTTGATCTGGGTGCAGTTGGTGTCGTACGCGATCTTGGCGAGCGTTGCCATGTTCGCGTCAGTTGCGCCGCCCGAGAGGCCCCCGAGTCGGCGGACATGGTAGAAGCCGTTGAGGTGGCTCACGACGGCAAAGCCGGTCTTGTCCGCACCTTTGCCCGCGGGGTCAATCCGCATGCGCGTGCCGGTGAACGGGGCGTATTGGTTGGGGACGTGGGCGGCGCGGTAGAAGACGTCGGTTCCGATGCCGTGGGATTTGATGTCTTGGCAGGCGGTCGAGGCGTCGTTGTGTGATTTGCCCCACTGGAGGAAGAGGGGGGCGGTCGGGCCGTCGCTGTCGTAGACGATGAAGTTCTCGAGTTTGAGCGGGTACTGATCGGCGTCGGGCCGTCGCTGTCGTAGACGATGAAGTTTTCGAGCTTGAGGGGGTACTGGTCGGCGTCCCCAAGCGTGCGGACAAGCTGGTTCTCGCGCAGCCACTCGGAGCGGTTCATCCGCCGGATGGCTACGTCGGCCGGGGTGAATCGGTGGGAAAGGAAGCATTCGCCGGGCTTGATCCTGCCCGAGTCGATCTTGGCCTGCAGGACCGGGTGAAGCGTGAACGTGTGCTCGTCCGGCATCGGTGCACAGAGCGGGAAGGCAAAGACCGTGACGCCTAGTTCTTCTTCAAGCCGCCGGGCGTAGGTTTCCTCGTGCTTGGGGGTGAGGGTGTGGAGGATTTCCATCGGGTCGCGGCATTCGCCGGCCTCGATGGACATGGACGGGTAGAGCCAGTTTGTGGCGTCTGAGATGAGGGACCAGAGGCGGTCGCGGGATTCAAAGGTGACGGAGTTGGCCTTTGTCTCGCAGTCGTCGAAGATGACGGAGTGGCCGCGGTTGGATTCAAGCTGTCCGCTGATGCCGAGCACGGACACGGACGGCTGGCGATCGCCGCCGGACGGCCCAACGTCAAATGCCGTGATGCTGTCGCGCTGGCCCTTGCGGGGGACAAGGTGATTCAGGAACCAGACCGAGCCGATCCAGCCGCGGATCAGGGTCGAGGTGCGATTGATCGCCTGCTGGCCTTTGGAGATGATGACGACCTTGCGCCGGTGATCGCGAAAGAGACGCCAACAAGCGACCGCCGCGGCCTCGAGGTAGGTCTTGCCGAACCCTCGGGTGGCGAGCGCCCCGCGAATCGTGCCGTAGGATGGGTCCGTGATGTAACTGATGAACGCGAATTCGATGTCAGTGAGCGGGGCCTTGCCCGACCCATCTTCTCGCCGCTGTGAACCGATTTCGTACCAGAGTTCTTGAACGAAGAACGTCGGGTCCGCGTCGAGCTTTGCCATGTACGCGGCAAGCTCGTCAGGATGTGGCTGATTCATGCGCGGGCGCGTTCGTCCAGGTCGTCGATCGGCGTCTTGAGGATGTCTTGGTTCACCAGCGCGAGTTTCGGGTGCTTGCGCATTCGCTCGGTCAGTTCACCTGCCGGGGTGTTGATGACGGCCGGGTCGCCTCCGCCCTTGGTCTTGAGGTAGTTGATGCCCGCCGTAATCATCGCGGGGGACGGGCTGAGCTTGACGGGCTTCCCCTCGTCGTCCAGCGCCGTGACGCCGTTCTCAAGTGCGTCAAGCAAAGCATTTGCAATCGCATCGTCGATCGACTGCGACTTCGATTTGGTTTCATCACTCATTTGTCAGTCCTTGCTCTTCTCGGGAAGTCCGACGGCGCGGCCAAGTAGATCGATGCCCTTGACGAGAGGTTCAACTTGGGGGATGAACGGGATCGACCGCCGCACGTTCCGAAGGTCCTGCATCGAGAATGAGTAATCCGGGTCGTAGATGTGACGAATCGCGCCGCCAACGCCATCGACGGTGCCGCCCATCCAGTCCATGAGGGGGACCGACATAAGGCCTGTGCCGCGAATGCCTGAGCCACGCGAGAACGAGAAGAGCGCTTCGCCGGTTACTGGCGCGACCGCCGCATCAACCGCCGCCGGCAGCATCGACATATACGACGATCGCGAGAACGCCACGCGCGCGATGTGGCTCGGGCTCAACATCTCGTCGCGGTACTCCTGACCGTCCTCGCGCGTGAGCGAATCGCTGTAGACCTTGAGCGAGTAGAGGGCAGCGGACAATCCGCCGTTCACTGCGAACATTCGGACGTGGGCAAGGTTCTTGCTCTTGATGCCCTGCAGGAGTTTGGAATCCCACGATGCGATGTTGAACGTGCGGAACTGCGCGAAGAGTTTGCCGAAGTCGGTACTCATCCATCGGGCAAGTTGGTTCGGGAGCGGGTTGACGAAGCGCGTGCCTGCTTCGGCGTAGACGGCGGCGCGAAACGCGCTCATCGCCTCGATGTCGGTCCACTTCTCAAGGTGCAGATCCCACATCTGCACGCCGGTCTGCGGACCTTTGACCGATTGGCCGTGCTCTTTGATCTGCGCCATGACTGTGCGGACAAGGCCCTCGTCCTGCAAGCCAAACTCTGCCAGCACGGTCTTCGGCGGGAGTTTCCCGCTCTTGCCCCAGTCGCCCCACTTCTGGAGGATGTCGTGACCGAGAAGCCGGTAGCCCCAGTTGTTCGCGACGTTGAAGCCGCTGACTGCGCCGGACACGTTGCGGGCCTTCTGTGCGACCTGTTGCCCGCGTGCAAGCACAACGTCAATCGACTCGCCATGGACGGGGATGTAGGTGTCGATAGCGCCCGTGATCTGGTCAAGCCCTCGCCCCGTCAGGAATTCAAAGTCTCGAAGCGTCGCGGCAGATGGCTTGCCGTTCTTCGCCGCGGCAAAGAGTTCAGGAAGCGCCGGGAACATGCGGCCAAGTGTCTCGGGGTGCGCAAGTGCCGCGAGCGGTTCTGCCGCGTTGGTCAGGCCCGCGTACCAGTTGCCAAGCATCGACGATGACAGTCCGGAGCGGAGAATACCTGCCGCTTTCCACAGTCGAGAGTTCGCAACGTCGTCGCTCATCGGAAGGCCGACCATGTTCTTCCATGCCGTTTCCATCTTGAGGATGTCGCCCTCGATGCGGATGCGGTCGAGGCCTTTTGTCTGCGCCTCTTCGCGGACGCGCGTCAAGAGGCCTTCGAACGTGAGCGGGTTCTTTGGATCGGGCGAGAGAACGCGCAGGGTTTCCGCGCCGGCAGAGTTGCCGTACGCGCTTCGGATGTAAGAACGGGTGACGCGGTGCGCGTTGTTGTCGAGCAGGTCTTCAACCGAAAGCGGGCCTTTCTTCGTCTGGACCGAATGCGTCTCGTCCATGTCGATGCGGTACTTGAGATTGCGCGGGTTCTGCCCGTCACCCTCTGGCTTGTACTTGCTGCGCAGCATCGTGACGATGCTTTCGACCTGCGCGGGGTCCATGTTGGACTCGGCCAAGTCGCGGGCGATTTCATCGAGCGAGCCTTCAAGGAATCCGAGCGGGTTCGCCATCTTGCCCGGTCGGCCACCGTTCTTGATAATCGCTTCGGCCATCGCGACGACTTGCTTGGGTGTCGCCCAATCGTTGCGCGCCGCGATCGCTTCCGAGAGAAGCCCAAGCACCTTCTCGTTGCCGTGTTCCTGAATCGCCCGGTCCACGCGATCGGGAAGCCATCGACGGGTGAAATAGGTCGCGTTCGCGTTTACATCGCCCGCACCCTTGACGCCGTGCCGCTCTTGTAGCGCGAGCGTTTCGGCATACATCGACTGCACGCGCTTGGCGGATGATTTGATCTGTGCCGCGCCGTCGTAGCCATCGACGCCCCGACGTACCGCCTTGCCGATTTCTTCGCTGTACTGCGAGCGCGTCAGTTCGCCGCCAGCCTTCGCATATCCGCGATAGTCCTCTTCAATGCCGCGAAACAAGTCGGCGGTCTGACGCTTCGCGCCGGACTCTGCCCACATATCGCCCGCGCCGTAGATTCGCCCATTCTTCTTGGGAAGGTTGTCGAACGCCGCCGCGTTGCCGAATCGACGAACAAGTTGCGAGTCTGAGTTGGACAATGCCGCGTTGATGCCCCAGCGCGTCGAGATTGGCCCGACCTTCGCCATCATGCTCGGCTTGTCGTCGCCGATGAACGAGGCTTCGAAGTCTGTGCCGGCGTTCTTCCCTTCGCCGGGAACGCTGTTGCCGCGAAAGCGGAACTCGGACGGGGCTGCTGCACCCATCGCGCCGCGCTGGTCCTGCTGCATCTGTGATGCGGCATCGGAGATTGCGTCGCGCAGGTTGCCGGTGGCGTTCTCGTCGAATTTCGCTGCGATCTTTGCGTCCGTTGCATCGCCGTTGCGAGCGAACTGGCTGGAGGTGCTGCCTTCTGTGCCGAATGCGAATCCCTGCTGCGTACCGGTTGCTGGTTCAACAAAGGGCTGGCCGAGTAGGTCACGACGGATGCTGCCAAACTCATCTTGCGGAACGCTGTAGTCGTTCGTGTCGCTCATTGCGGCCATCTCGGGGTCGCGAGTCATTGAACCCTTGTCCACCGGCACAACGTCAAGGGCTTCAAGCGGAACCTCTGGAATCGTGCCGCCGTCTGTCAGGATGCGGTGCGAGCCATCGGGGGCTGATTCGACCTTGAACTTCTCGCCGTTGATGGTGAACTCTGCGCCCGTCTCAATCTCGGCGGGGGTAAACGGCTCTTTCGCAGGCGTCCGACCCTTCGGTAGATTCTCGTGGAGCGCGGCAAGGAACTGCATCTGCGGGTCGGGGCTTGCTGCCGCTGAACTGCGGGCCAGCTCCAAGACCTGCTTGTACTGGTCGCTTCGCTTGTCGAGCTTGGACAGGTCCAACGTCCCGCGCTTCATCATCGCGGCGGCTTCTTCGCTGCCGAACTCATGTGCCAACTCTTCAACGCCGAATCCCTGACCGGCGATGTCGTAAGCCTCGGGTCCGATCTGGTTCGCCTGCTCGTCGTACATGCGGAGCAAGCGACTCTCCTCGTCGTACATGCGGAGCAAGCGACTCTCGATGTCCGCCTTTGTGAACACGCCCTTCGTCGTCTTCTTGGGCGGTGCGACAACTGCCGGAGCTGGCGCTGCAACCGGCGCGGGCGGCTCTGGTGTCTCGTTGAACACAAGTTTGGCGTGCGAGTCGAGTCGATCAATTTCCGTCTGCGGATCAATCTGCTTACTGAACGCTTCTCGCCCTTCCTTCGTGAGCAATGAAACCTCGGGAACGTCCGACAGTCGCGCAGCCTTGTACTGCTCGTCCATGATCGGCGTGATGCGATCGCGTGCGAACCGAGAAAGTCCCGCACCTGCCGCGCCCATCAGGAACGAACTCGTGAACCCGATCCATGCGTCTGTGCTGTCTTGATCGCGGAACTGCGCGACGCCGAGCGAAGGGACTGCCGCGCCTGCGCCGGATGCGATGCCGTGAACGAGTGGGCCGCTTGAGTGAGTCAGTGCTGCACCGATGCCGAATCCGAAACCAGACAAGCCAGCTTCGGCAATGTCCAGGTTCGTCACGTTCGGATCTGCGATCGACTGCAAGCCCTTCACTGCGGCGAATGGAACGCCTGCGATCAGACCGGACTTTGCAAGTTGGGCGAGTCGTGCGGCCTTCGTGCCGATCGACCCGACCGCGCCGGTTCCGCCGGTCAACGCTCCTGCCGCGATCGTGAGCGGGTCTGCAACCTCGGCGAGAATCTGCGCGGGCGCTGCCGACCATCCCGCGTCAGACAGGTTCCGCCGATGCTCCATTTCCGTGACGTTGCGGAGGTAGATCGCCTGCAAGTGCTCGTCGCTGTGGGCATCGCTGTACTGATTCCAAAGGTCCTGCGAAATGTCTTCGGTGTACGGCTTCAGCTTCTCTTCGGTCAGCCGGAAGTTTGGATCAAACGGGTATTGGGAGTCTGGCCCGCGCAGCAACCCCTGAACAATCCGACCGACCGGACCATTCGCTGCCGACTCGTAGTAGGCCGTGCCAACGTCCTCGACCTGCTTCGGACTCACCGTGCCGCGGTAAAGGTCCGCCGCAAACTTGGTGAACTCAAACGCCCTCCCCGGTTCCGGAGCGGGCTGCGTGCTCGGGAACTTGTACTGCGGTGGTGTGCGGTTCTGCACTGGGTCGTTCGAAAGACCAGTGCTATCGAGTTGGGTCATTCGCTTGTGCCTGTGACGGGTCCAGCGGGCTTCGGATACTTCACGATCGGGCCTTCGCCCTTGATTGCTTCGCTGAGCGGGTACGGGGTGGAAATTCGCTTTGCCTGCCGTGAGTTGACGGCCTTCACCACGTTCGCAAGCTCGGTGTTTGCCGCGTCCTCGTCCTTCATGCTGGCGATGCGGGCAAGCTGCTCGGTGGTGAACTCGGCTCCGGGCCCGGTCAGCGCGTGGCCCATCCAGTCGTTGATCTGCCACGTTCCGCGAAGGGGGTTCCACACCAAGGCCTTGTCACCCGCGTTCGTCTCGGTCCGCTTGGCGTATTCCTTGGATAGCTCGGTTGAAATGTCGGGCAACTTCTCGCGCAGGCCGGGCGTCATTCCAGCCTGATTTGTTGGGCTGACGTACTTACCCAGCATGATCGCGCTTGCTTTGTAGTCGGCGGTCACACGCTCAAGGGCCGATCCGCTGGCGTTGGTCCCGAGCATGAGCGAGCGAGCGCGGCGGGTGATACTTGCCATCGCCGAATCAGAGTTGAGCGCCCCCCGAATGTCGGACGGAAGCGACTTCTCAACCTTCGCCAGAACTGTCGGCGTCAGCCGGCGACTCACCGCCTCGTGATCTTCCTTGGTGGCGGTTGCGGCCTTGGATGCCATTGCGATCGCCTGTGCCTGCGACAGAGCGGAATCCTGCATATTGATCGCCGCGGCATCAAGGAACGCTCGACTCTTCTCGTCGGCAAGCCCATCCGTCCACGCCCCGCCCCGCTGCTTCGCCTGTGCCCAGAACGCGATCGCGTTGGTGAGCGGCTGCGGCACGGGCTTACCGTCGGCAACCTGCGCGGCCAGTGACGGCGCGGCCTCAAGGATGTCACTGAACTGCCGGGGGTGAACGCCTTGACCAGCCGCCCAGTCGATCATGGCAGCGCGGGCCTGATCGGGAGTCTTGCCCTGCGAGAGCCGACCGAGTGCGATCTTGGTTGCCTCTTCGATCTGCTCGTTTCGCGTGACCGTGTAGGACTTGCCGCCGACGGTGAATTCGCGGTCCTGAACAGTCGCAAGGGGTACGCCAGACTGAGCGCCCGTCAGCGCTTCGATGTAGATGCCCTGCCGGGCGCTGGCCTCCTTCGCCGCATTCTCCGCGCGAACGCGCTCCGCGAACGCCGATCGAAGGTGGTTCTGCGCCTCGACGGTTTCCCTTGCACCAAGCCCCATCGCTGCAATGATCTTGTCGCCGTCCTCAAGATCGCCGCCGCGCAGCACCGCCCCGTACGCCGCGTCGAGCCCGATCGCCTTGCTCTCAAGGTCGCGGGTCTTTTCAATCGCCGCAATGCTGTCGTTGATCTGGTCGTACACCGCCGGGGTGAGCCGCGGCTTGACTTGCTCGAGTTCCTGCCGCATCTGCGACGTTGGCGCGTTATCGTTCGCGAGCGCCTGAAAGCCCGCTTTGTAAGCGTCCTGTTCTTGTGCGGCTCGATTGGCTTGCGCCGCAACGAGGTGTCTCTGGGCGATCGCCACTTCCTGCGTGAACTGTCCCTCGGGAAGTGTCGCGGCAAGGCTGTTGAACTTCTCGGAATCGCCCAACTGAGCCGCCGTCTTCATGGCGGGGACAATCACTTTGGAGTACGCGGTTACTTCGTCGAAGCCTGCGCCCATCGCCGTCTGCACCGCTGCCGCCGGGTCGTTTCCGAGAAACGCCTGATTCGAGAGCGCGTCGGCAAGGTCGTTCTTGTCCTTTGCCGTGTCGATCGACGCCTGACGCGCCAAGGCATCGGCAACCCTTGGAGCCGCTTGCATGTACGCCTCACGCCCCGCGTCACTCACCCGCCCCATCGTGTCAAGGTGCGATCCGACCAGGTGTTCGGCAAACTGGCCGGGATCAGCGCCGGCTGGGAGTTTGATGGTTCCGTTGTCGATGCCCATGCGGAACGCGGCAAGGTCCTGCCCTGCGGCCCTTGACCATGTGGCGCGATCAACGTCCGCGATTCGGTTGTCCAACTCCTCCCGGTCGCGCCGCTGCTGAGCGCCCATCTGGCCGATCTGTGACGCGGCCTGCCCAGCCAAGCCGAACGCCGTCAGGAGCGCCACAAACTCGGGGTCTTCCTGAATGACCGGGCTGAAAGGAAGGCCGGGCGCATTCAACGCGACGGGTGAAACGCTGTATTGGCTCATTAGATGTTGAACTTCAATTCGTTGGGGATGCCGTAGTAGCCCTCGACGGTCTTTGTCACTGTGCGCGGCTGGAACTGCTGGATCGCCCCGCCGATCTGTAGGCCCGTCGTCAGGCCCGCTAGTCCGCCGGTCAAGCCAGTCAGGAACTCGTTCTGCCGCTGCGAATCAAGTTGGTCCTGACTCAGTTGCGTTCCGGCCTGCAGCGACAAGAGCGCATTCTGGTAGTTCCGCTCAATGTTCGTGGATGAACGCGCGAGGCTGGTGGCAATCGTGTTGTCAAGTCCTGCGTATGTGGTGCCAAAGCCAACACCTGCGCCAGCCGTCTGGGTCGCCAAACGTCCCGCCAACTGTGCTGCCTCAATGCGTCGCTCCTGTAACTGTTGGGAGCGCTGGTCGGCTAGCTGGCCAGCCTGCACGCGCGCCGCATTCGAGAGTGATGCCGACTGCGAATCAATCTGGCGGTTCCGCGAACTGGCTTGGCCGATGGAAAGGGCGCCGCTTGCGGCTGCGCCCATGATCCCAAGCGAAATCGGATCGAATCCCATATCAGCCGTCTCTCCTTGCGTTGGCGTCCGCGTCGAATCGGATGCTGGGAATAACGACACGCTTCGGAACGTGCGGAAGCGAAAGCACGCTCCACCGCGCGGCGGTGGCGTTTCCGTTCAGGTGCGCCCGCAGTTTGCCGGTCTGGGTAACTGTCCCGTCGCCCACGAAAGTCTTATCGCAAGTGGGCCGGTTGGTCATTGTCCGGCGCACGCGGAATCCCGATGACTGGTAGTACGCCACGTCAAGGTGCCGCACGCCAATGCGCGTGACGAAATCCGCGTTCCCCTCTCGGTCCTTGTAGAAGGGGCGCGTCGGCTCAACCTCCATCGTGTACAGCACGCCCATCGTGCATTCGTGGGCGGTGTAGTCGTTGGTGTTCGCCGTCAGATTCAGGAACCCGCTCGTGACGTTGAAGTCGTTATAGAGTTGCCCGTCGAACGTGCCCGAGAGGTAGACCGTTCCGGCATCCAAATAGCCGTCGCCCACAATCAGGCAGTTCACGGCCTCGTCGTTGAATGGGAGTCGCCACCGGGTGTGGGCTGCATCGATTTCTCCGGTGAGTTGATACCGGCGATCAAGATGCGGGGTGAAGCTAGACGACATCGGGAGTCACCTCTGTGGCGTCGCCGGTGGTTGACGATGTTCCGCCGCTCGGGGAGATGACGCCGGTTCCTGCCGTCAGGGTCGTTCCGATCGCCATGCCCTCCAAGACGTAGCCGTTTCCGTCCGCCAGTTTGCCGAGAATGTACAGCACGCCGTTCAGTACCCCGATGTCACAGATGCGTTCCAAGCCGTCAAAATCCCAGCGATCGAACCACGCATTCACCGCGACCTTGTTCCCCTGCATTGTCTGCTGGAACGGGTACACCGTCGTCGGTTCATCCTCAGTGATCGCGAACAACATGCCCGAGTTGGTGTCGCCGGATACTCGCGTGATGTCTGCCGCGAGCAAACCCTGCACCGCAAGCGTCAATTCGTCGGCGGTGTTCGTGATTTGCAGGTCGTCATAGCGGTAGAAGTAAATGCAGCCCGCCTCCCGCTGTGCCGCGGCAAAGACGATGCCTGTCTTGAATGGAACCAGCGGAATCGAAATGGTCGCGTACTGAGTATTCGGGCTGCACTGGACATTGCCGGGTGCGAAGCCCGTCGCGCTGCTGATCTCGTTGATGAGGAACTGATTCTGCGGGGTGCCAAACGCGACTAGATCCTCGCGGAACCCGACAAGTCGGTCCACGGCGGTGATTGTGCTGCCGGGCAGTTGCAACTCGATTGTGTCGCTGGCGACCACGCCCGCTGTTACAACGTCTACGACAAAGAACAAGCCAAAGTTGTTGACTGCCGAGAAGAGAATGTACGGGCCAGCGCCAATGGCGAATCGATCTTTGTGAATCGCCATGTCCGCAACCTTCTTGCCTTGAAGAATCGCACGCGGAAGAGGATTGTTTGTGCCGGTTCCGGTTGGTCGCGCCACCCAGACGTTCGAAGAGATTGTGAACTGGACGATGGGCGTCAGTGCCGTGCGCTGAATGAATCGCGGCATGGAGGTTGGGTCGATTGCGCCCGTCGTGTTGTTCCCCGCCATCGCTACTGTGGAGTTTGCAAGGAACGTCGTGTCGGCAACCGAGAGCGTTCGGTAGTCGCGTGCCGCCGGAGTGTTCAGGGCGAGGTAGGTCTTCTGCGTGGCCTCAACCCCGCTCTCGTATAGCACCTGCGCCTCTTGTCCGGCGAGCGGGAAGATTCTCGGCACCTGCGCAACCGGACCCGAAACCGCGCTCCCGAGCACCATCAAGTACGCTTCCCGCTTGTCGCGCAGGATCGGATGCAGTCGCAGTTCCATCCCGTCCGTGTACTGGCTCTGCAAATAGCCAAGCGCGCCGGAGCCGGACGGACCCGTAACCGTCGTGGTCAATTGGAGAGTGCCGGCGGTTACGAGAAGCGACAGGTAAAGCGAAGTTGCCTCTCCGCTCACGGCCTGCGAGGAAATCACCGTCGCCGTTACCGGGCTCGCTCCGATCTGCGTCACCGTGTCGCCGGTGTTGAACACGCCAGAGACGCCAGTGAGCTTGATTCGGGCGTTGCCGATGTACGCGACAAACTTCGTTCCGGGCCGCTTGTACGCGCCGGCAACGGGGGAGAAACCAGCATTTGTCGCGCTCTCCACCTGCGATTCGTGCCGCAGGTGTGGCGGCTGGCGACTGACGCCCCCGTAAAGACTGGGGACGCCGATGAGTGTCTGTTCTGGCATTAGGGCATCGGTCCAAAGGGTTCGTGCCGCGTACTTTCAAGCGCCGGGATGAGGCCGTGCCGCCGGATGTCCTGATCCTCGCAACGTGCCCGAGCGCGGGCCTTTCCGAGCGAGCGCTCAATGTACCGATCATCCGTCACGCCGCGCTTCTTCGCGATCTGGAACTCCTGTGCCGCTTCCCACGCAACATACTCGGCAAGCCAGCCGGGTAGGTCTTCGAAGTCGAGAAGAATGATCGCGTTGATTGTGAGCGGGCCGGTGTAATCGGATGACTGGCTGTAGTGGTCAAACGCGAATCCGCCGACCACCGAGAACGGAGCCTGAATGCTGCCGCGCTTCGCTGAAAGAAACACGCTCTCGGGCAGCGCGTGCTTTGCCGTCGTGATTGCCGCCGTCGATGTCGTGACGGCCCTTGTCGCGCCACTGGTTCCACCCGCCAAGGCGCTCGCACCGTTGAACGTGCCGGAAACGTCCTTGACGTAGACCTTGCCGCCCTCTTCGTAGTAGAAGGTGCCGGTCGCACCGCTCACCGCCTGTGTGATCGTCTCGCCATAGGTGAACGTGCCGGTGCCGCCAGAGGTCGTAATCGAGCGGTCGGGCAACGCGAGCACCATGTCTGGCCGGATGTTCGGAGCCCAGCCACCGCGCTGAATGATCGCGTTCTGCCGGTCGATGATCGTTTCGGCTTCGCCCTCGTCGCTCGTGCCGTTCGTGTCGAGCGCGGAAACGGCGGGATCGCCCAGCGCGCGAATGCAGATGTTCACTGCGTCGAGTTTGAGCATGGGTATTTACAGTCGTGCGTTGTTGCGGATGCGGGCCTTACACCAAGCGGTTGTGCCGTTGGCGAGGGTGGTTTGTTGGAAGCGGGGCCGGGCTGTGGTGTCCGGCACCGTACCCACCACGCGAAGCCGGATGCGGTCCATGTACGCCGTGAAAACCCCGCTTGTGTCGTTGATGAACCACGACCGCAGAACCATCGTGCTTGATCGCAGCACCGTGAGAAGGTTCGCGGCACTCAGGCCGCCGAGCGCGTCGGTTGTGCCGAACTCTTGCGAGAACGGGTAGGTTCCCGGGCCTGCGTCATTGTTGTAAATGAGGGCGTCGAAATAGAACTGGGTCACAGTGGTTCCGTTCGGGGGCGTGAAGATTCCACCCGACGACTGCTGGCGAAGACCGGCGAAGAACGTGGAAAACGTAAAGTCCACGCTCGAAATATCCGCTTCACCATCAACGCCCAAATAGATCGCGGAAACGGTCAGGTTCGCAGGCACGTCCGAAGACATCGCCGCGCCGCCGCTTTCCGCGATCCAGCCCGAGCAATCAAGCCGCCGCGAAGTCGTTCCGAGCGCGAGCGTGTTCCATGAGACAGTCGATCCGTCAATGAACTGGAGCCGCGTGTTCGTTCCCGCATCCATCCAGCCCGCTTCGAGCATCCCGTCATACGGGGGCGTGTTGAATCCAATCTCGGCATCGCCGGCGTCCACGGAAGCGGACACGCCGGGGACGTAGTAGCGGTCGAATGCTGCCATATCAGGCTTTCCCCGTCAACTTCGCCCAGGCTGTCGCGACGAGTGCGGTAACGCCGGCGGTGATTGCCGTTCCAACAAGCACGTTGCGGCGAAGCTCGGTCTGTTCCAGCCGGTCAACACGCACACGAAGCCCTGCGGCGGGGTTCTCGTCGGTTCCGTGTACCGCGACCTCCATCCGCTTCTGGCTGTCCAGCACGTCGTTTACTTTGCCTTCGAGCCGAATCGCCCATTGCGGCATATCGGGGTCGTAGGCAAGCGAATCTCCACGCGAACGAATGGGTGGTGTCACGGCTTCGATTCCTTCGCCTTCTCTCGCTTGACCGCCTTGAACGCGGCGTCGTACTGAACGTCACGAGCGCGGCGGGCTGCGATTGTCTCGCGGACCTCCGGTGATTCCGGGTTGGCTTCCAACGCCTCAAAGTCGAGTTTCGCGGAGTCGCGCTTGCCCTTCGGGATGATCCACGTCGCCCACGATGCAAGGAACGCAACGGCCTTTGCGATCAATGGGGCCAGCCCGAAGTAGAACGCGAGTCCGACAACGAACACCAGCCCGGTCAACAGAAAGCCGTTCCCGATCAACGTCGCCCACCACGGGGTAACGTCCTTCACGGTCGGCAATGCCTCGTGGACCTTCTGCGTCTCTTTGCGAATGTCGCGGGTGGCCTGGTCGATGCCGTCAAGGTGCTGCAAACCCTCGGGGCTTTCGGCCACGATCGGCCTGAGTGCCCGCGAATGGTCGTCGATCCGAGCCGTCAAGGTGTCGGTATTCGACGCGGCGCGTGCGATCTGGCCCGTGCCCGACTTGCACCCAAGCGCCAGCAGCACCGGCCCAAGAATCATCGCAACCGCCAGCCACGGCCACGCTCGCGCAGCGGCCTTCCGGCAACTTGTAAGGATTGCTTTCATGTTCGATTCTCCAAAAGCTCACGCCCGCGCTGTTCAGATTTCCCCGTTGATGATTTCCGGGAAGGTCCGGCACTTGTACGTTCCGTCTTTCAACTTCGGGATAACGGCGCTCATGTAACTCGCCATCGTCGCGCTGTTGAGCGACGTATTGGCGTGCCCGTACGTCACCGCAATGCCCCCGTGGTCGTCGAGGTTGGCGAGAAGCGCTGCGGCCTGCGCGGTCGCAATACCCGTCGCGAAGTTGGTTTCCATCATGTCCGGATGGTTCGTGAAATCAGCCTGTTCTCCCGGCGTACTGGTGTTGGAAATGCAATCCAGTTCGGTTTCGAGAGCCAGCGCCGCCTGATCCGGGGTCAAATTGCCCTGGTGGGTGGCGAAGATCCTCGCGCCCTGCTCGAACCCGTTGTCCTGAAGCCACCACACCGTGGGGCGGATGATCGTGTTGACAAACTCTTCGGTGTTGAGATTGCGCACGTTCAGGGAGTCCGAGCCGGTCATGATGTCGCCATAGAACTTCGACCAGCCGTGATTGCCGATCATGTGGCCCGAGCGTTGCATCCCGATCAAGTCGGCTTTCGACAGATAGCCACTGGTCCCGATGAGCGACGGGTGAATGTGGAAGTTGCCGCGGATCCCGGCCTTGTCGAACTCCTGGGCGGTCTTGATGGAGTCGATATAGCCGTCGTCGTCTCGGAAGACGACCACCTTTGTCGAGGGCGTCGGGATGAGGAACTGGATCGAATCGACCGTGACGGCGCAATTGGTCCCGGTCTTCGAACTGATGAAGAGCCGGAAGAATGAGACGTCGGTGGGATCGACCGGCCAAGATGCCGGGGGTTGACCGACCAACACGTTCCAGCCCGGCCCTGTTGATCCGCCGGAGAACTGCTGGAAGTTGCCGAGCGTGATGGTGGCGCTCTGGCCCGCGTCGTCCTGCATCATCAACTGCACGAGGTTGACGTTCCCCGCCAAGGAAGCGTGAATCGCGGGATCGATCCAAACCACCACCTTGACCACCGGCCATTTGCCTGTGCCGCCAGTGAGGTCCACGCCACCAGAACCACCCGAGCTCACGCGAAGGTCGTACCAGAGCTGCGAGGACGTGCCGGATACGACATTGACCTTGATCGAGTAGGGCTGCGTCTCGCCCGACTGAACCGTTCCGCTTCGGCAGTTGTCGTAATCACGCGCTGCCGTGCCGACGTTGACCGAGCAACCATCGGCGACGCGCGTCGCTGGGGACGCGACGTTGTAGAAGTCGCACCCGAACGCCTGAGTGAGCCGGTAGCCGCCCTTGCGGATGCCCTTGGGGGTGAGACGACTACGAATCTGCATGGCGGGGGCCAGCCGGACGGGCGTGCTTGGGCTTTCAAGGATCTTGGCGATGCGGCATTCGGTGAGCGTGGCCCCGGCGTTGAACCTGAGAGCAGTAACGCGGTATTCCTTGAAGTAGGGGCAGATGACGCGGCTGGTTTCGTATGCGAATCCAACCAAGACGGGGGTTTCCGTGGAAGCATTTCGCCCTTCAATGCGGCAAATGCCGCCGAGCGGGAAGTCGAAGAGGATAGCAACGGTTGATTCGTTGATTGTGTTGGTTATCCAGCCGGACTGCGCATAGACAGACTGGTTGTGAAAGATACGGTATGGCGTCGTGGTCATCGGCTTGCTCCGAATGGTGGACGTTGTTTAGAAAACGGCGCGGAGCGGAACAAACCCCGCGCCGTGTGGTGCGCCCCCTGAGTGGGAGGCTTCGGACAAAACAACGGCTTCCGGGAAAGGAAGCCGTTGTGGAGAGAAGGAGGAAGAATTAGATGTAACCAGTCGGAAGCGCAATGGAGAAGTCGCCAAGGTTGGCCCACTTCACGAGAATCCAACCGTTCACAGTGATGACGGCGGACGCGCCGGGATCGCTGCTGGTTGCCATGTTGAAGAAGACGCTCTTGGCGGTTGCGGTCCCGTCAAGAAGCGTGGTTGGGCGAGTAACCGTCTTGCCGGAAAACGTGCCGACACTGGAGGCAATCGCCGTCGCGGTGGACGGGATCAAATCCTGCTCGGTCGATGCGAGGGTTCCGTCTGCGGCAGCCGTAACGCTGCCCACGGCGGATGTCAGGTTGGCGTCGGTTGCTGACGTGTACGCATACGTCAGTTTGGACACGCCGCCCGCCACGTCAATCAACCCCTTCGGGTAGTCGTACAACTTGGTCCCGACGCTTCCCGTGGAGCCGTTGTCTGTCACGGTGATTGCCACGTTCGTGAAGATAAACAGCGTCATCCGGTCGGGGCCAAAGCCGAATTCCTTGCAGGTGAGTCCAGCGACGGCGGCAAGTCCTTGCAGGTGAGTCCAGCGACGGCGGCAAGGGTACCGACCGTGTTGGCAACAACGGGCCGATCGTCGCGAGACGTTGGCGTGGAAACTGGAGGCATAGGAAAACCCTTTCTTGTGTGCGACCGTTTCGATTAGGTCGTGGTGACTTCGATAGAGCCGGCGCAGTACTGATGCATCTGGCCGAATCCGCCGAGGATTGCGGCTGAGCAGAACCACGACATGCGCTCGCCAACCCACTTCTTCTCGATGCGGATCGGGCCGACCTGACGGAAGCCAACTGGGGCCGAGCCTTGACGTACGCCCGCAACCGCGATCGCCACGGGCATGCCGTTGCCGGTTCCCGCGAGGGACTGAATCGAGAAGTTGCCGGTGTACTTCGCCGGCGTGTTGTTCGCTGACGTGATGTTGGTCTGCGGGATGCGCCCGTTAACCATCAGAATCTTGAATCCTGCCATCTCGCCGAGAACAGCCTTCTGCACGTTGTTGGCGCTTTGGTTCTGCGCGTAACGAACGTCGAAGATTCCAGTGTCCTTCTGCATCACGCGGTTGATTCGAGGCGTGATGTAGAGGATGCGACCCTCGCGAGGGATGTTGTCCTCGTCCATCAGCTTGCACAGGTCATCCGCATCGTCGCGGAATGCCGCCGCGCCCGTGGTGTCGCTTGTCGGGTAGGCCTGAGCTTCGGTGCCAGCAGTGTTGCGGAACACTTGTTGCGGAACACTCGGTTACCGCCGCTGTGGATCGTCAGACCGTTGGTTGAGCCCTGCGAGTCGTAGACGCTGCCACTGCGAGCCGCCTTCGCAAGCGTGATGAATCCACGCTTGTCGAGCTTGCGTCCAAGCGCCTCGCCCATGCCGATGACGTTCGGCTCGATGATCGGGAACCGGGACACCTCGACATGGTCAAAGCGGAACCAGTCGTGTGTGACGAGCGGCTCGTCTAGGGTGATGAAGTCCTCGCGGTTTCCGTACTGCTGGCCGACAAGCAGGTTGCCGGGCGTATAGACCTCGTCCGGCTCGGGGTTCGGAGCCTTCTGGACGAACGCGCCCTGGTATCCGTCCTTGTCGTTGGACTTCTTGATGCCGGGGTACTGCTGATCGAACAGGATGACGGATGACTGATAGGCCTCGACGACGGCAGGGTCGAAGACCGTGTCCATCGCAAGATCCCACTGCTGAGTGCTCGAATCGAGCACGGGGATTGCATTGACTTCTGGCATTTGGATTTCTCCGTGGTGAGCGCGATTTCAAAAACGCATTCAGCCGCGAAGTCCGTCCGCGAAGGTGTCGCCACTTGGGCGCGGGCCGATTACTCGGGTGTC